ATATTGACAGTCTTGTAATTGAATTTTTAATTAAGAAAATTGGAGAGTTATCAAATAGTGAGGATATTAATAAAGAGTTGGAGGAATATGTACAAAATAGGATTGTGGAAATTCAACAACAAAAACCCAACATCGTAATACCTGACTAATTGTTGGATATTATTAGGTCATATATGAAAGGGGTTGTTTTAACATGTCAATCTATGTATATAATCCACTAACTGTATTAAACAAACCACACGTTAGACGATTGTTGATTGAAAGATATCTATACCCTCTCTCTGAGGATGTTGTCCAACAATTACCAGGTACATTATATTACAAAGTGAAGGTTGAGGAGATTCCAGACTTTGATTACATGTCATATGGAATAACACCAAATGATAGTGGTATAATATACTTTGAAAGTTGGAAGGCACTTGCAAGAAGGGTTGGACGAAGAATTGTATTGGGAATTTTGTTTAGTGCAATCGATAAAGAAAATGAGAAATATGTTTCAGATACACCATTACTTAAATCATTAAGACAAGAATACAATGAATGGTTAGAAACCAATATTTTCAAGAAACCACCACGTAATCTTCTATGGTTGTTAAATGAAGCAAAACAGTTTGAATCCTATATTTCCAACCTGAATTTTATACCATCCTCACCATTTTTGTTTAACGCATTCAGATATTATGTGGATAATCCTGATGTAATGAAACTTGTATATGATGATGGGTTGGAATCATTACTAAAATTGACTACATATTATGTTAAAGATGGTGAAATGTTTGTACATGACCCTGGGTATGGTAGTTGTTATAGTATGGGTAGTATTGAGGACAGTACAAAAGATATATATGATATGTTATATATGCAAGCCGAAATTTTCAGAAATGCAGGTGGGTTTGGGGTCAACTTTAGTAAATTACGTAGCAAACATGCATTCGTAAAAACCATTAAAGGAAGAAGTTCAGGTGCAGTATCATTTATGGATTTATACAATCAAACTACTGAATTGATTGCATTGTCATCACGTCTTAAACGTGGTGCAAATATGTTCATTTTAAGTGTATATCACCCAGAAGTTGAAGAATTTATCAATGTTAAAACAGATGTTGAAAAAGGATATGAGAAGTTAAAATATGCAAACATATCAGTTGCAATTGATAATAACTTTCTTGAAAAAGTATTTAGAGATGAAGAGTATGAAACAGTTGACCCACATGATTCCAATATTAGGTTTACAAAACGTGCAAGAAAGGTTTGGACAAATATAATTTTGAACTCGGCATTACATGCAGAACCTGGTATATTAAACTTTGATAACATTAATAAAGATTATATTGCAAATGAGTATGATAAAATTACATCCACAAACCCCTGTTCAGAATATGTATCACGTGACAAATCAGTATGTGTTTTGGGGTCAGTAAACCTATATTCGTTCTTACGTTTCAATGAGGACGGTGAGATTGAATTTGACTATAACAATCTAAAACAAGTAACGTATTCGTTACATAGATTCTTAACATATGCGAACTTTGCAAATCAACATGTGTTACCAGTACTTACACACAATACACGTTTGATGAGAAATACTGGTATTGGATATATGGGGTTGGCATCAACCTTGATTGCTTTAAAATTACGATATGGTAGTGTTGAGTCTAAAGAATTCTTTGAAACAATAATGAAATCAATGAATGATGCTGTATATCAATCTACAGTTCAAATATCGAAAGAAATTGGTGCATTTCCTGAATTTGAAAAGGTTATCAATATTTTGGAAAACAAAATAAAGGAATATGGGTTAGGTGAAGGAAAGTCTGGAACAGTGTTTACTGGTGCATATTGGAAAAAACACTTATTTGTTCCGACAGAATACGAATCAGTAATTGATGATAATAGTATCTACTTTGCATTTAATATTTCAAACCCATATACATATTACTATATTGGTAAGTATGATGTCGATACTCAAAAAGTAATAGTTGAATATCCAATAGCAAATATGAGGTTTTTTGCAATTGCACCAACTGGTTCTATTTCATATATTGCAAATGTTTCTGCTGGGATTGAACCCATTTTTTCTCTTGCATATGTTAGATCTATTAATAAAGGTATGCCATCTGAATATTCGGTTATAATCACGGATTATGCAATTGATACATATCTTAGGTATCACAAACATTATACGGATAGTAAAATAGATGAAATACTTAAATTATTGGCAAGTGGAGAACAATTAGAATTTGACAATTACGTTGTTACTAACAATGAAGTTGGTATTGAAAGATTGAATCTGTTAAACGTTTCTAATTCTTATATCGATATGAATACAAGTGTTACATTTAACATCTTACAAAAACAAAACTTTGATGAATTTATGAAAGGATTGGAGTTATTAGATATTGATGAATATCAAAGAGAACAAATGAAGCAAATAAAAGAGTTCCTAAATACATTTGATATGAGAGAAGAAATTATCAACATACTGAATGAAAATGATTACATAAGAAGGATTGTGGCTACATATATTGCCAAATGGTTCTCTTCAAGTGAAGATGATCAAGAAGATGTATATAGGACAATTTGGAAAAAAGAATACAACATTCCAGAGTTTGAAAAGTTTGTATCGTTAATTAAATTGGTAAATGCATTCTATATAATGTCAAGTTATTTGGGAATGAAAGGGGTAACGGTATACGTTGAAAATTCTCGTTCACCTGTATTACAAGTTGTTAAAAAGGAAAATAAAAATAAACCATTGAAACTTGATTTTACAATGAAGCTTGAAGGTACAAGTGTTATGGAGGATAAAAGGAATGTTGAAACCATCTCATTAGAATCTAAAAATTTGAATGTAAAGAGAACGTCAAAGGGATATTTTGTAACAGAGGATGGTAAAAAAATATGTCCAGTATGTCATTCGGAATTACATTTGGAGGAAGGTTGTATTAAATGTCATTCTTGTGGTTGGAGTGCATGTGTGTAAATAGTAAATAATAAAGATTGTAGTATAATGAATAAAATTAAAGGTGGGAAAATCCCCACCTTTTTTTGTTGTAAAAAGAATTATGATAATTTTTATGGTGATTGTTTGAGTTATTCTAATTGTTATTGTGTTCCACCTAATGATTATTCTTCTGGTGGTGTTTCTGGTGTTGTTTCTGGTGGTGTTTCTGGTGTTTTAGTTGGAACTATAATATCAAAGTAATCGTATGTAAATGTTACTTCAGTATTTACAATATCACTATTTTCATATGATAATGTCAAGTCACTAAGATTTGTTGGGAACTAACCATAGAATTTAACAGTATAAAGTTCCTCATAACTATCTAAGTTTTTGTATACTTTCACATTAATATTTGATTTATAGAGGTCTGGCTATACATGATAACCTTTCCAAGGATTTACTATGTATGCAAACATCCATTTCAAAAAGTAAAGTCTAACTGGTAAACCACGTAATTCTTGGAATGTTATTGTGAATGTATCAAATGTTTTTCTATTGACTATTCTATGTGTCTTCCATAGTCCCAATTCAATTGCACTTACCTCAACATTTATATCTGGCAATGTTACACTTTTTGCAAGTAATGGTAGTAAGTTATAATGAAATGCGATTTTATTATCTTTATTATCGTTTGTAATTTCAGAGACAATGAGATTTTCTGCAGTTATTTCAGTAAATGGTTTATCTGTATCAATATCTATTATACCACATACTTTTAAATATTCATTGATGTACTCATTTAACTATTTAAAAAGACCACTTCCCCCGTCTTTGAATTCTTCAAAACTAATTAAAAATGCATTTGGTCTTAAAACATCTGCAGTACTATACGAAATTGCTTGTAGATTATTGTATACTTTATTAACTAACATTTATATCACCACCCTATTTAGTTAATAACATCAGAATAATGAATGTGGAACTATTTGATTTTTATCATCATATTTATATGTAAAGAGTTCAAAATACTCGAATCCAATTGTGATTTCTCTATTTATTGGATCGGTACTTGAGTAATCCATTGTTTGATGATTTAGATTTTTAATAATCGGATTATATAACACGATTTTGAATATACGTGTACCAAGTATTCCTGTAGAAAGATCTGAACTACTATCTGTACGTACTGTTACTATTGTATCTACATTATTTCTACTTGTAGTTGATGTTGATAAATATGTATAATTTGTTGAAGTGGTTGATACTAATGGGGTTAAGAACTACTCAATGTGAAATGTAATACTATAATTTGGATTATTGGGAACCTATGTTGTCCAATCATAGTATGTTCTGATAAAATCTTTAAAATTGAGGAATATATTTGAATCTACATCTTCAATCAATGTAACTGTTATTTCATCACCGAAAGTGGGTTTAGACTACATTTTAGAGTTGAACGACAAGTGTGGAATTTCAACGGTTTCTAAAGACATACTTGGAAGAGACACTGATAATAATCTAATCATTATTGAATTTGCAAAAGAATTTTCAAGATTTGATTTAAATACATTATTTGTATTTGATACGTCTACCAATTCACCTCGTAATATAAATGATATATCATTTATATATGCAACAGGTAATCTACCTAACAATTTCTATTTGTTAAATGCATCGTATGTACTAATACTATATGTATTAACGTTATTTATAATACTAATTGACATTCAAATCACCACCCTGTTTATTTAATTAACCTTGAATTATACTAAGTTGTGTAAGAGATACTTTATCGGTAGTTGTATTTTCAATTTTGTACCAGTCATATGTAAATGTTACTGTAATCGTTGGTTCTAATTCGTCAGTTGCAGAAAATGATATTTCTGGTACTTCTGTTAGGAACTAACCATAAAATTTGTAAATATATACTGGTGTTGCAGTTGTCTAACTTCTTATAGTTGTGTTACTAATGATATTTTCGATTACTGATATATTATTAATACTTGTTGTTTTATCACCTACTGTTATTGAATTTGTTAAATCACTACCCAAGAAATTATCAACAACATAAACGGTAATATCACATTTGTAAGTATTTGCACTTTTATAAACAAGATTAGTGAAATCAAAAACAGATTTTAGCATGTACTTTAATAAACTTTGTCTGACTGTAAAGTTTTTATCATCAAAAAACGTGATTTGGAATGTATCGAAAGTTTGTTTAAGTTGGACATGTTGTACTGATAACATCTAACCATCTATTGATGTAGTATCAACTTTTCTTTCTGGTAGTGTAATAGATTTAACATATTTACTTAATGTGTTTGCAATATTATTAGTTGAATCTATTAGTGTACCAAAGTTTGTAAGGTCTACAAGAAAATACGTAGTTGTTGAAACACTTGGTGTACTTTTTGTTTGTCTTAATAAATTATTAATTAGCATTTATATCACCTCTTTATATATTGAATTTTATTTTATGTTAACGATGGTGTTAACATTTCTATGTAGTCGAATGTAAACACAACATCACGTGTCACAATATCATATGTTGTATAATCATATGTTGGGTTATTTATTGATTTTGGGAAGAAGCCATGGAATTTAACTTCAAATATTAAATTATTTCCACTAAAACTATTAGTTCCACTATATTGTGTTGCATCTTTTATTGTATTCATCAAAGTACTGTCAATTTTATAAATACCAAATGTGATATTTATTTTGTAGTTATTTGCAATATTGTATTGTGCACCATACACATCTGATGAATAATCAACTAGTAATACTTGATCTAACCACGATTTAAAGAATTTAAATATATTATTTGCACTGTCTTCTACAAAGTTGATGGTTATTTCATTTGTAAAGGAGACCTTACTCTATATTTTTATATTAGAAAACTGTTGTGGTATTTCTGTTACATCACAAGTAAATCCTGGAAATGTTATGTTAGTTGCACGTACAAATACATTTTGTAATGCGGATAATGGTTTTTGACTATCATCGGTTAAAGATGAGTTTTGAAAATGTTTCCACATATTATCATTTAATGCATACTTCATAAAATCATTAGTTGTTTCAAGATTAACAACCTGTATAATTGGATGTGTTGTATAATCATGTATCGTTTTATCAGTTGTTAAATTCCATCTTTTTAAATCTGATAAAGCCATTTAAATTCACCCCCATTAAAGTTAACAACATTTTATTATATCTGTTCATAATAATCATATTTAAATGTTACTGTTGTTGTTACATAATTTGTATCATCAAGTTTCAACTCACTTCCAAAGTTCACATTAACTGGAAACATGTTGTAGAAATTAACTATAAAGTACTAATCTACATCATGTCCATAAAATGTATCCCTATATTGTCCATATACTGATAAATCAAAAGTATATTGACTTCTATCATTAAGTTTCAAGTAACCATTGTAATAGTCAAATATTTGTAATAAATAAGTTGTAAACAGTCTATAGATGAACAGACCTTCTAATTCAATAAATGTAAATGTCAATTCACGTTCTTCTGTTTGATGTTTTGGTATTTGATATTTTCTACCGATGAAATTATACTCGTCTATTTCTATACGTGGTGATGGTAACCCTTCAATGTTATTTACAAAGAGAAATATGAAATTTAAACGTGTAAGAATATCATTATTGTTAACATAATACAATACATAGTTATAATCTGGTTTGTTCGTGGGTAAAACCTAATTGTTAATGACTTTTTGTAGTAATGTGTTAAGACTATTGGAAAGACTATCCTAAAAATTGACTTTGTTAACCATGATTTTAAATGAATTAAAGAACTACACATTACCCTATAATTTATTTATCATATCATCATACTTTAGTAAATTATCTCTTTCTGACTACATTTAGGTCACCTCTATAATTAATCCTTTGGTGTTAGAACTATATGAGTATATCCAAATTCTATTGTAGTATGAGATAAATCGGTATTATTAATATTAGGTTGAGCATCAATGGAAATATTTGTGATATACAAATTATAAAATGTTATTGTAAGATATGGTGATATATCGGTATTATCTGATTTGTATTTCTAACTAAACAATGTAACATCCAATCTGGTAAAATAATTTGTTGGTTTGTGTATAATGTATTTGTTGTTAAGTAACTCTTCTGTATCAGATATATCTTTATCGACGATTAGATATTTTTTCTACGTTTTGTAGATGTCAAATGTTCTTGTTTCCAGAAAAGTTATTGTGATTGTTGGATTTTCTATGGTTAAAACAGTTGGTATATGATATTCGGTTCCCTAATACGTAACAGTATTTGTTTCCAATTTCCACTATGGTATCTAATT